GTCATATGAGCGATGATTGAGTATTCTCCACAGAACATTATCAAGCATCGGTTCTTGTGCTTGGGCAGAACTCTGCCTCAACCTTTTGTACTTATCGTTCCAAAATCTGAAGTTGAGCTCTGCCAAAAGATCAGGAGGAAACACCAACTGCTCATTTTCCTGAACAGTTGCAGCACGTAATAACAGTGGCCTCATAACAATGTTAAATATTTCCTCCCTATGGTGAACTAATTCGCTAGCTATCCCTTGCAATATACTGGCATAAACAACACTCATATTATGTTTAGAACTCGTATAATAAATAGACTCCTTAATCGAAGTCAATTCTAAAGGGGCATAGAACCAGCCGCCTTCTTCATGGAACCTCCTTTTCAGGAAACTAACTTGATCAATGGTCTTAAAATCTGCAGAGAGCTCACTAGCCTTATCGGCAGATGTATAAACCATCCCAAAGCAATCCATGAATGCTTTGGAAACGCTTATTTGGTTGAACCTGGGGTTTCTAGATCCGACCAAATTATCGTCACCGAAGCATTGCAATCTCACTTCCACTGAAAACTTTTGTATTGATCCAACTATGGTAGCATAAGCATATCTCATAGCAATGCTTATGTACATACAATTGAGCACGGTCGTCAATACACAACCCGATGGGTTTCCTTGTAGAGCGAAGTACACATACCCATCCAACACGTGTACTCCGTTAACCATTTCACCAAACAGTGCTTCTCGCATTCTCTGATCTTCCTCAGGGGAGCCTTCATAGAGTCTCTCGATGACCTTCCAAACCTCTTTTAGTACTTGCAAAACTAAACTCGCATCATAAAATTTGAAATCACCATCAAATAAACCATACCTTCGCTCCTTTGGTCCCCGTATGTAATTGGCAAGAAAACCCCACTCTTCACTAATGGGGTTAATACCTAACGCTATCTCGTTGAGTATCCTGTTCTCTAATACATACTCTATTAGTCCTGCAAAATAGCGCTTACACTCAATAGTAAAGTCTATTGTCCCTGCAGAGTACAAACGAGTGTTTCCTGTGGCCACCTTGTCGTGGGGTCGCAGTTCACTCTTTAGCTTATCTAACCAGATAACCACCTGCATGGTACCTAGCTCTTTCCACTTCTCCCTTCGGACTTGCAGCTTCATTGTAAGTTCAGGACTAAAAGTAGCCACACCATTTTCAACCTTGATATGGTCTCTCTTACTTGTCCCTGTATAGCCATAACCACTTCCTGTTTTCAAATCCATCCCTGTCAAATAAGGCCTCTCCATGGAACCCAGCACAGCCTCTTGATCGCTCAGAATAGTCCTGTTAAAAACGCAATTGTTATTCCAGGTAAAAACTTTAAAATAATCATCTGCACATTCTCGCAAAAGTTTCTCATTCAACTGACTCTTGGTTTCCCGAATCAGTTTTTGAGCTGCTACTGTATGTGGGTTAATAATCTTAGTGCCATCGTTAAAGGACTGAACTTTAGCAGGGGCTCTTGTGCAAGGTCCCAAACACCCATAAAAGGATGTTGGGATCAAAGCACACTTGGTCTTAGGCATGGGGACAGGGTCCAAACCTATGATTTTTAAATCTTTACTGATTTTCTTGCTCACATCGGGTTCAGCCATGTTGATGTAGGTTAAGTCCATGTCTAAGTCGCGTGCTGCCGCAGCTTCATAAAACATGCCGTCGAACATGTTACGGGTTATCATAGAACAGTAACCCATTTCACGGTCTGCATCACCACAAACGTAAATCCCAGTAAACTTGTTACAAGAGTTAGATATAGTAACAAGGGGGGACCCACAATCCCCGTGCTTCGCCTTGGTCCGAACCAAGTACGCTGCGGTTATTTCTATTCTAGTGGTGACGCCACCTACTGTCACCGTGTACGGAATCTTTCCCAAAGTCATCCTTGCAGACGATCTACATTCTGCATTTTCCCTTCCTCTCAGGCAGAGGTGGGAGGGACAATCAACGAGGTACTGGCTCTCCTCGTTGATTTCAGGAATATGCTTAGTTATATCGCACATATTTGGAAAACTTCGAGGAAACTCGATAACAACTAGATCTGTTGTTGGCTTTTCACAGTTCCTGTACTCAAACCCATGGACCTTAGTAAGTTTGACTTCTGAAGTAGAACAGCTAAAAGTCCCTTTGGGCGTATACTGGACTGTTATAGTATTGCCTGCAAACAATCGGAAAAGAATGTGTTCTGCGGTTAAACAGAATTGACCACGCAACATCGTTCCCGACATCACCTCTTTACCGTCTATTAGTAAGGTAACCTGATTGGCACTAACCTTAGCTAACACACACTCCACTCCTGAAGACAAGTGTGCAGCCATCCTTCCGGCTAAGTATTCGCATTTAGCCAAATACTCATACCTGTCCATAGCTCTGTCATATGTATGGTCACTCAATCGGGCTATAGCTCTAGGATTACCTCTTATAGAGTCAATGTACTTATTCCATTTGTCTGTGGAGTGAGCTTTAAGATCGTTACTCTGACACTCCTGTGCAATCACCTCACTCACTCCAGGCAACTCCGAAGTTTTCTT